AATTATCGTGCGCAAGTTGAAAGTATTGACGATATTATTCTTGACTTTGCCGAAAAACAACTTTACACGCAGATAAGTGAAAACAACACCACTGCAACCATTTTCTTTTTAAAGACCAAAGGCAAACATCGTGGCTATGTTGAGAAAACCGAAATAGATAATCGTGTTACTATTGAAAAGCCAATAATCATTGACTGGACACAACCAAACATTCAAGGCAACACCGAAGCAGAGTGAAGCATTTAAACTTGCCGAAACAAATAACATCCTTTTGTATGGGGGTGCAATTCGTGGAGGAAAGTCTTACTTTCTTATTCTTTACGCTTTTACGTTAGCATTTAAATACCCCAAATCTCGGTGGTTGTTTTTACGTGCGACAATGCCAACAATGAGGGCAACATTGATGCGTTCATTCCAAGAATTTATTGATGGGGGTTTTGCTCAATACATCCAAAACTTTAACCAACAAACCTACACCATCACATTAAATAATGGGTCGCAATTTCTTTTTATGTCGGAGTCCTACGATACCGATAAAGACCTCAACCGATTTCGAGGGCTTGAAATCAATGGGGCATTTATTGATGAGGTCAATGAAATACAAGAAGTGACCTTTGACAAAATCATTGAACGTGCAGGGTCGTGGTTTCATTCGCCCGATTGCCCGATTAAAATAATAATGACCTGCAACCCTACAACCAATTGGGTTAAACGCAGGTTCTACGATAAGTGGAAAGACAACGACCTGCCCAAAGGACAAGCATATATTCCTGCGAAAATTAGCGACAACCCGTATATCCCTGCGTCATATATTGAGTCGCTCAAATCAATGCCACGTTACCAATACGAGGTATTTGTTGAGGGGTCTTGGGATATGCAACTTAAAATGGGGGGCGAGTTCTACAAATGCTTTGAACTTGACAAGCATATTGCACCGACTACTTACGACCCGAGTCAACCATTACATATTTCGTGGGATGAAAACGTGAACCCCTATTTGCCGTGTGGTATTTTTCAAATCAAGGACAAGCATATTATAATGATTGACGAGATTGCAGGAATAAACCCACGCAACACCATCAAAGCCGTATGTGATGAGATTAAACGTAAATACCCAACTCATTTAGCAGGAATGTTTATTTATGGTGATGCTACTGCAAAGAAGCAAGATGTTAAACTTGAAAAGGGTCACAATTTCTATCACTTAATCACAAAAGAACTGGAACAATACAAACCTAAAAACCGAGTGACCAATTCAAACCCAAGCGTTGCAATGCGAGGCAATTTTATTAATACGATACTTGAAACGGAACTCAATGGTATCAAAATCACAATCGGGGAAAACTGCAAGTTAACCATTAACGATTTTATTAATGTCAAGGAGAGTGCAGATGGAAGTAAAAACAAAGAGCAGGAAACCGACCCGACAACAAAAGTGCGTTTTCAAAAGTATGGTCACTTTACCGATTTGTTCGACTATTTTATTTGCTCGGCATTTGCTAATGATTTTAATCGTTATCAATTCGGGATGCGTTCGGGAGTGTCTTATGATATACCACAAATAAGGTCGGGAAGTCGCAACGGGTATTGATTTTTAGTGGCTTAAATAAAGCACATAAACTTGTCAAATAATTAACTTTGATGATATGTATCTACGACTCAAGGACTACGATAGGTTAATTCAAAACGACAACCTTACGCAAATTATTTCGCAGGACTCAAGCATTCGATTGTTAAGTGAACAAATGGCAATCGAAGAAGCGTGTTCATACCTGCGACCAAAGTATGACATTGCAGAGGAATTTAATGACACCGAGCAATTTTTAATGTCCTCCACTTATAGTGTGGATAGTCGTGTCAATTTAGAGGGTTATACATATTACAACAACGCAAATAATTACGTAGTTAACGACATCGTTTTTGCAAATAATGAGCAGGTGTATGTTTGTAATACACCAACAACGGGAGTGTTTGACCCAACTGCGTGGGATTTGATTGGCAACAAGTCGGACTTATTTTATATAAAAGCACCACAACCGATGTTCAACTATCGCACTGGCGTTTATAAAATAGGCGACCAAGTGACGTATAAAGACAAAATTTACACGGCTCTCAAGCCATCTCCACAAATAACGCACACCGATTTGTTAAACGCATTGACGTATGCAAATTTACCACCGACAAACATTTTACCCGATGACCCAACTTTTGGTGCGTCTTATTGGGGGGTTGGACAATCTTACACCATTACGGGGATACTACCTACGGACACCGACATTTGGATAAAAGGAGATAATCGTAGTCAACAAATGGTTATGGTTGTAATTGACATAACGCTTTACCATATACACTCACGCATTGCACCGCGAAATATTCCCGAATTAAGGATGATAAGATACGAGTCAGCAAAAGAATGGTTGAACAAATGCAACTTGGGAGATATAAGTCCCGATTTGCCGTTGTTACCCATTCAGAACTTTAATCGTGTAAGGTGGGGAGGCAATACCAAAACGACAAACATTTATTAATGGTGGAGAATTTCGAGGGGTATGGCGCATTTGAGTATATAATATGCTTTACACTTGGCACTCACATAATGGTTAACTTAAACTAATGGCAAATAGATTTCAAAACTTTATGAGTAAGGTCGGCACTGGGATAAAAAATTTAGTCCCTGCACCGAGCGACATCACTCAATGGCAATGGTACATACCACAACGCAAGAAGCCAAACCCCAACAATCTTGATAGTTACATTGCACCCGTGCAATTGCAACGTTTTCGTCAAGATGTTTTGACTTGGAGGTCGGCAATGAGCCAAAGCGAAAGTGCTTGGTATCCGCATCGAGTGGATATGCAAAGGATGTATTACGATACCATCCTTAATGCTCAAGTCACTGCGTGTATTGAAAAGCGTAAAAACTTGACGATGTTAAGAGAGTGGTGTATTGTGGACAAAGATGGCAACGAGAACGAACAAGTCAACGCATTATTCAATGGGATTTGGTTTGATGAGTTTATTAACTACACCCTTGAAGCAAAATTGTTTGGGTATTCGCTTATTCGTATCGGGGACATTGTCAATGGCGAAATAACCGAGTGCAACTCAATTCGTAGGCATAACGTATCACCCGATAGACGTAATGTAACGCAATACACTTACTCAATTTCGGGGATACCATTTGACGAAGAACCTTATTCATTTAACCATATTTTTGTAAGCACTCCGAGTGACGTGGGAGTTTCGCCTTGTGGCTACGGCTTACTTTACAAAGTCGGCATTTATGAAATAATGATGCGCAACTTGATGGGTTACAATGGCGACTACATCGAATTGTTTGGGATGCCTACACGTGTTGCCAAAACAACGAAGATGCAGGGCGACCCCGAGCGTTCACAACTGGAGTCAATGATGGAGTTAATGGGTTCACGGGGATGGGCAATATTAGACCCGACCGATGAACTCGAGTTCATTCAAAGTGGTGCAGTTGGTTCAAGCAATAACCCATACGAGAACCTTGAAAAACGTTGCGCAGGATTTATTTCTAAAGTGTTGCTTGGTCACGCTGACGCACTCGACTCAACAAGTGGAAAGTTAGGTGCAACGCAGGGCGAAGAAAGTCCAACGGCACAAGCACTTGAAGATGTGCGTTCGGTAGATGGCAAGTTTGTTGAGAACGTAATCAATAAGCAATTAATATCAAAGTTGCGTGTACTTGGGTTTAAGATACCCGATGGTTTCAAGTTTTGTTTTATGAACAATGGGGAGTTGCTTGAAGCAAAACAACGCACGATGAACTCACAAAAGCAATTTGCCGAAATATTGCAAACGTTAAAGGGTGCAGGTTATGAAGTTGACGCACAATTTGTGAGTGAGCAATTAGATATGCCCGTTGAGAAAATGATGGCAATAATGCCGTTTGCACCGACCAATAAATTCAGCGATAACGTTCAAAATAAGTTAGACCAAATTTATGGCTAAACAAATTGACATCAATTCACTGGCAAATGCGATTTATCAAGGCAAGATTACACCAAGAAACTTGCCCGAAGTAGTATATCATTTCAATGCTGAAAAGATTGTTGATGGCATTTATAAAGGATTTGGGAAGTCAATCAAAGACGTTGCGTATGACTCGCCCGAGTTTAAAATGCTTAACTCATTACGTGAAAATGCATACATCTTTTCGGGTGCAAAGACGTTCCAACAAACGTTGGCAATGACCGAAGCAATGACCGATGGCGACAAAGTGCTTTCATTTGATGATTTCAAAAGTAAAGTGGAGGACTTGAATATTAAGTTCAATGAGAACTATCTCGAAACGGAATACAACACGGCAATTGCATCAAGTCAAAATGCAAGTTCGTGGGAACGCTTTGAGCAGGATGCAGATGTGTTGCCCTTTTTAACTTATCAAACTATTGGAGAAGCGTGTGAAATATGTTTGCCACTTGATGGGATAACGTTGCCCGTTGATGATGAGTTTTGGAATAAATACTATCCACCAAACCACTTTAATTGTTTTTGCATTTGTATGAATAGCGATAATGATGCGAACCTTACAAGCAAAGATGTGCGTAATAATGAAATGCAACGACTTGGCGATTTGGTAAGTGATACGTTTCAAACTAATTCGGGCAAAAGTGGGCAAGTGTTTGACAAAGACCATCCCTATTTTTTAGTGCCTAAAGAATACAAAGAATTTGCAAAAGATAATTTCGGTTTAACTATACCAAAACCCGAAGACGAATAACTATGAAAAACTTATTAATAAACGAAGCAATCAAAAAGTCGCTTGACGACCTTGCTAAACTTGAAATGTTCAACTCTTATTTGTACCATCAACTATCGGCTACGTGTCAAGCATACGGCTATTTCGGTGCGTCTAAAAAGTATAATGCAGAAGCACTTGAAGAAGTAAAGCACTACCAAGACGTGGTTGATTTTATCAATCAACGTGGTGGTCTTGTGGAAGCGCAACCGATAAGCATCCCCGTGTTTGCTTATGAAACGCTTGGCGACACGTTACGTTCGGCATACGACCAAGAAGTGTTGACCGAGAACGCATACAAAGAACTTGGCTCACTGGCGTTGTCAGTTAGTGACCACGTGACGTATCAATTTGTTCACGAAGTATTGGAACATCAAGCCGAGAGTGTTGGCGAATATGCTGACCTTATTGCTCGTTATGAATTGACGCAGGGCGAACCAAGTGCAATCTTATTAATTGACCAAGAACTTGGCAACATTTAACCGATTTGAGTTTGAGAATATTGTCGCCAAATTAAACAAGGCGAAAGTTGACTTGCCCAAGTTGGTGGCATCCGACATTCGTAACTATTTTGTTAACTCATTTAAGCGTCAAGGGTTCGATGGTCAAAAATGGCAAGATGTTAAACGACATCAAAAAGAAAAGCAAACTGCAAAGGATAAGAAGCCGATATTAATACAAACGGGTAGGTTGCGCAGGTCAGTGAATGAGAGCATTCGCAAAACATCGTGGGAGGAGATTGTACTTGGTATTGACACACCTTATGCAAAGTATCAAAATGAGGGGACTGACCGAATACCAAAACGTCAATTTATGGGCGACTCGAAAGAGTTAAAAACAATAATTCACAACCGAATTGAAAAAGAGATTAAAAAAATAATACAAACGCAGGGCAAATGATAGTGTACACAATTAAGGCAACCATTACAAAGGGCAACACACCTGCACTGGCATTTGGTGGGGGTTTTGTAAATGGCAATTTTACGGCAGGTTATGGTCTTAATGCTGACGATGTGATGCAACAAATTGGTTCATCAATTGGAAGCATTGCAGGATTTGTGTCATACGATTATAATGTGACCAACGGCAATACTTTTGACATTGTAAGTGCAACGGCAACCTTTGAAGATAACTTTAACCAAGCCGATATGTTTGTTTGGATTTATTGGTCAACCGATGTTGGGATGCTTTACGTGAGTTCATTTGTCAAGCAATATCAATTTGCAGGAAGTGGCGTGTGGTTATTGATGAAAGAACTCAAGACCCTTGCATCGACTTTGATAGGCGATGATAACACGCCATTGTTTAAGCACATCCGTGTATGGAACAATCAACTTGAATTAGAACGTACCGAACCAAACAATCAATTGTCATATCCCAAACCTGCATTGTTTATTGAACTGGCGAATACATCCGACATTCAGCAAATGGGTGCAGGGGCGCAAATTTACAATGACCTGCGTGTGCGTTTGCATATCATCCACGAACACTATAATGAATACACCAACGGCAACATATTTGACGAGGATGTGAAAGTGTTTGACATTGCTCAACGTTTATATTTTGCAATCAACAAATACGAACCGAGTGGTGCAGTTGCAATGGTGCGAGTGAATGAAGAACTTGATTTTAACCACGACAATCTTTATCACTTGGTGCAGGAATATGCAACTAATTTAATTGACGCAACAAGGGAAGAACCTATTAACTTTGTACCGATGCCAACACCATTGGCAATTGATTTATCTTTAAACATTAACCCGACATTCATACATTACACATAAAATGGCACGTAGCATTCAAACAATTTATAACGAAATTATTGCATCGGTTCAAGCCGACTCAAATTTATATGACCCTACCAACCCCGACCCAAATAAAAGGGGATTGACATCCACAAGCCGTGTGGCGATTTGGAGATTATGGGCGTGGATAATTGCAACGGCTCAAGCATTACTTGAGCAATTGATTGACACGTATAAAGTCGAGATTGAAACAATTGTTGACGAAGCACCAAGTGGCAATGCTCTATGGTTGCAACATCAAGTTTTTAAATTTCAATATTCAGCAACCGACCCCCAAATTATTCAATTTGATACGACAAACTTTTTCCCATACTACCCAACGATAAGCGAAAACCAACGCATCGTGACGCAGTGCAGTGTGACTACGTTACCGAATAAAATCGTGAGTGTTAAAGTTGCAAAAGGTGGAAACACACCAACTCCATTGGACTCAACCGAATTGAGCGCATTGACATCTTATTTGTCATTTATAAATTTTGCAGGAGTTTATTTTAATTTAATTAGCGACAACCCCGATTTGATGTATTTGGGCGTTGACATTTATTACAATGGTGCTTATAGTGGCGTAATTCAATCAAACGTTGAAACGGCAATTAATAACTACCTTACAAATGCAAACGCGACATCGTTTAACTACACGGCATATTTGTCAAAGATTGTTGACGTTATACAAGGCGTGGATGGAGTTAATGATGTAGTGCTACGTCAAGTTGAAGTTCGACCACATTTCACAAGCGTTGCAAATGCTTATGTTATGGTTGACAACTATCAAACATTTATTCGTCAGTATAACCCATACGCAGGTTATATGATACCCGACACTGCAACGGGTCGCACACTTGCCGACTCAATTACTTATGTAATTAACAACAATTAAAATGGGATTTTACGATATTGACTACAATGATTTGGTGTATAATCTTACACCACAAACAAGGCGAAAGCCACGTTTTATTTCGTGGTTTCTTTCCTTACTTGCACCACAAAAATATGTGAGCGATTTATTTTTTAATGAATATGTAAATGGAAGTTCTTATTCATATTATAACCCTTATGTTTCATTATATCCGAAAGGCAGTCGTGTCATTTTCTTGGGTGCAGTGTATGAGTCAGTGCGTAGTGTTGCAAGTGGACACTTACCAACGGACACCAACTACTGGACACAAATTGTTGCCGACTTTCGAGGAGTAAATGAGCGAGTGCGTTATAATTCGCAAAAGATTGCTCTTGAATTTATATTGAATAAATGGTTTAACACAACGTGGCTACAACCAAACGACCCATTTAGTCCATCGCGCCCCGAGATTTATGTTGATAGTAATTTGACCGACAACCAAGTTTTGACAAGTTACTACACTGAAAATGCAGAGTCAAATATTTATTATTATAACTCGTTGACTTATGCCTACGTTTTAAATTCTTATACATTCAATCAACCTGCGTTTAGTATATTTGTCCCATCGTGGTTTTATACATCGTTAGGGGTGGATGCAGAAAATCAAATACGTGCTATTGCAGATAAATATGTGATTGCAGGAATTACTTACAACATACAAACTTATTAATATGAAAAAAATCGACACGCAATATATACTTGCGAACACTGGGATGCCAATAAAGAGTGGCACAATCGACCATATATTTAACGCATTAAGTGATACGTGCGTTGCAACATTTAATTCACTTAACAACAATTATGACCCAACACGCCCGTGTGTTTTATACGGATGCGTTGATACGTCAACGGGAGGAACGTGTACAATAAGCGAGGGTGCAGTAATTTGGAATGAAGAACTTTTCTTTGTTCCTGCAACATCATTCACAATTAACAATGTTGCAATTGCAGTAATCTCGACAAGTTATGTTGTTGGTGCAAATGCTGACCCCGTATTGATGACCGATGGAGTTAACCGAAATGTTCACGCCATCCGCACTATTGAGATTGTTGATGGCTCAAGTGCAACACCAAACTATGTTGCTGACTTGACCGACTTTATTTATGGCGATAGAAGAACCTTATTAGAAGAACACGATTATTCGGTTTCAATCACTGCGAATAGTCCTGCAACAACAACGTTGCATACAATGACAATGGCACACGCAGGAAATATTTGGTTTTTATATGACAACCAAGTAACACCAAATGCAAGTGGTGGAGGTGGTACGGCATCTTATTTGACTTTTTATATTGAAGTAAATGGTGTCAATATTATAAGTAAACAATTAAGCATTGTTGATGATGGAGGGCGTAGAGATTTTACAATGCAAAAAGTTTTAAACTTAAAAATTGGGGATGTAGTAGTTTTTAAAGCAGGGAATACTTTAAACTCGAGAATTGTCCCCGTTGTTGGTCGTTTAGTTATTCAATCAAATCGCGTAATTGCTTAATATCCGTTCTTTGCGTTCTTTGGTCGCTTACGACTTTCGACTGGCATTTGCTCGAATGTATCAAGTAGTTTCTTCTTGACTTCTTCGGGCATTCTATCAACAAACTCCTGCAATGCGTAAGAACTCACATCGGATATGCTACGCTCTTTAAGATAAGCATAAGCAGTGAGCATTTTTTTAACGTATGAAGGAGGATATGTGCGTATCATTCGCATCTTAATGTAGTGCGATTTGTCGGGGCGAGTATTGGACATTGAATATTGGTGGCTTAATTATAACCCAAATATAATACAAAAACACGTTTAACGTATAACTTTGAACTTATGTACACACTTGACCCAAACGCACCCGAGCCGATTATGTTGCTCGACGAAATGATAGGCGCAGATAGTGATTTCCCTAACGACCCTTACATTGATGGCTCTTTATTCGCTAAAGAATTATTGATGCTTGACTCAATGGGTAAGAAAGTAATTTATATATGGATTGCATCGGGAGGGGGTAGCGTTTTTGATGGAATGAAAATTTACAACGCCATCCT